TATCAATCGTCCGTGATAGGTTTGAGATCTCCCGCCCTGGCCATACGGTGGATGGCATCCATTACCTCGAAGTAGTCCACACCCGGGAGCCTGCGGACGATCTCGCTGGCCTCCAGCGGTCCCTCGTGCAGGACGTTCCAGATACGGACCTCCAGCCTCGTCATGGACAGCCAGCGGTCGGTGGACTGGCGGGAGTATCTTATCATGCGCGCCTCCTGTACACGGACGGCATATTCTGGCCTCCGTGCGCCGTGTCGACCTCCACGTTCTCCATCTGGTAGAGGAAATGCGCCACCATGTAGGAGCTGGGGCCGTATGCTCCGAAACGGTCGGAGATGTCCTTGGCCGTGAACGTGGTCCCTACGGGGATCGTCTCGACCAGCCTCCGCACCTGCTCGGCTTTCGACTGGACCATATTAGCACCCCCATGCGTCGAGGGTGCTCTTGGACGGCGCCCTCGGTTCGTCCATGTCGTCGAGTATCTGCTCCGTGATCCTCACGAAACAGGCCACGCAGACGGCGTTGCCTGCGAACTTGTATAGAGCGGTCTTGGGGAACTGCCTCTTGCCGTCCTTCTCTGCGTTGCGGAGCTTGTCCGCCTCCTCTGCCGTGAAGCCCTGGAGCATCAGGCACTCCTTCTCTGTCAGCTTGCGTATGGTTGGTTTAGTATCGGTCATAACTGTGGCCCCTGTGCACTCCCCCCCCTGTGTGGAGGGTCGGGCTCTTCTCTTTCTGGACACGTCCGCATGCCCTGCCTAAGAGGTTTAATACGACTCCGTCCCCGGGCTCGGCCTCGAGCCAGCCTTGACGGGTCGCGTTCTGGATTTTCATGCGTGGACCTCCTCGATGATTATGAGGGGAGGGTACCCCTTGCCTGCGTTCAGCAGGATCGTCGGGGCGAGGTCGTCTCCGGCGTATACGATGTTATGGCCCCCGTATGGGTCATAATTCGGAAGTGTGGCTCTCATTCGGCACCACCCACCAATACGAGAGGCGGCTTGCTGTGACTGCATTGGGTCGTCAGGGTCGGGCAGATTCCCCCGCCGAGATAGACTCTGTTTTGGTTGTTGTACTCGGGCCAGGTCGGGATCTCGATATATTCTGGTGTCATTCCAGCACCACCTTAATCGGGTCCTTGCCCTGGTTCGCCCATTGTGTCGGACAGAGTCCGTCCGTGCCGTATATGGAGAGGGTCATGTGGTACCCGCCCCCGATGTAGGCGCGGCGGGAGATCCCGTCCTGGGAGGCGGGCTCCACCAGTATCTTGGGCTCGGTGTTGCCCCCTCCGCAGGTGTGGATGGTCGGAGCTATGCCCTCGGGACTGTACACGCGGTTCATGTGGTCCATCTCGTAGGTCGTGAGGGTGCAGGCTCTGATGATGTGAGTCATGGGTCGCACTCCAGGAAGTTGTCCGTCTTTCTGCCTCCGCCTCTGCTCGTCACGGTTCTCGCCCTATCCCTCTCTCTGGTCAGCGGTTCGAATCGGAACCCGCGGCCCGCCTGAGCCTCCTTCTCGTTGCTCCATATCAGTCCCTTGAGCCTATCCTCCGAGAGGTAATACTCGGGAGCGACAGGCTCCGGCTCGAGGTAGTCGCGGAGCCTGGTGGTCAGCGGGATCGGTTCGGGGAGCTTCGGTGCGGGTGCTCCGAGCTTGCTGATGACGAAACACCGCTTCCGGGACTGTGCGACCCCGCAGTCGGCCGCGTTGAGGATGCCCCACTCGTGCTGGTACCCGAGAGCGGACAGCTCTCCGAGGAGGGCGTCGAAGTTGGCCTTGAACTTCTTGGAGACCATCATCGGCACCTCCTCCATGACAAGGTAGCGGGGTCTCTCTCTCTCTCTTCGGTGTTGGCGAGAATCCTGGGGACCTCGTATGCGAGGGAGGATCTCGTCCCGCTCCCCTTGGTGTTGCCCTTCATCTGTCCGGCGTTGCTGATGTCCTGACACGGAGGCGTCCAGTAGAGGATGTCCACGGCGAGATCCCCGCCGATGTCGTGGACCTGCGTGATGTCGCCGAGGTTCGGGATGTCCCCGTGGAGGACATTGCTGGCCTCGGCGGTCCTCTGATCCCATTCGCATTGGAACACGTAGACGAATCTGGCACGGTCGGACAGCCTCTTGCACGCGCTGATGTGCGAGCCGATGCCGGAGAAGAATCCTCCGACTCTGATAGTCCTCATCAGTCCAGCCTCCTCGGTTCCCTGATGGGGAAGTGCAGGTCCAGCCCGCTGGTAAGGGCCACCAGCAGAAACTTGGGACCGAGCCTCACGTCCTCCACGGTGCCCAGGTTGGTGCGGCCGTGCAGGAGCTTGTAGTGTCCCGACTGCCTGACAATGTACCATCCGGCCGTCACTCTCTGAGTCCAGCCCTCGTGGTGGATGCCCTCATCCTCGTGCATGGTGCGGACGATGAGCTCCGCGAGGGGACGGGGGACGGATGCGGACTTCATTCGGGCACCATCCTGTACATCCCCCTCACGGCCTCGGGGATCATGGCGATGGCCACGTCTCTGGGGCTCTCGCAGATCCTCATGACGCTGACCCACTCCTCCATCTCGTGCTCCGCCCTGCTGAGGGATGCCGTCCGGCACGCCTGCCGGAAACGGAGCATGGCGAGGACAATCTTCTCCTTGTCCTCGGCCCACGTGGACTCGGACATACTCAGGAGGAGGCTCCTGATCTCGTCCAGCATCTGGCGGGGGGTCACGGGGTCGCCCTCCTGTACACGCCGACGTTGTACGTCCCGCAGCTCCTCGCATACTGGTAGGGCACGGAGAGACTCCCCACGCGCTCGATCCAGCCGAGACGGTCGCACAGGCGGTATATCTCCATCTGCGTGAGTCCTGTGGCCTCGGATGCCTGGCGGAGTGTGAAGTCCCCGGGTTCTCCCTCGAGCCACTCGCGCATAATCTGGTGCTTGTTCTTCATCAGGCCGCCCCCTTGATGGGCTCGTAGTATCTGCACTCCGAGGGCTCGGTCAGCTCGAGGAACTTGGAGCAGACGACCCTCCCGCCCTCCTTGACGGCGAGGCATCTGGCGCATGTCCTGCAGTCGGTCATTGGTCCGCCTCCTCGTCGATGCCCTTATATTGGGTCTCGCTGGACCAGGTCTCCACTTCCATGTCAGTCCATCCGAAGCGGTCCGCTATCTCCTGGGCCTCCTCCTGGCTCTCCGCCTTTATGGATACGTCCAGGATGATGCGGTACAGATAGGTCGTCATTGTTCCCACCTCATGTTCCAGGAGCGGATGGCGCTCTCCTGCGTGCCCCTGTCGGCGGTCCTGCATCCGCACCAGGTGCAGGCGACCGCCCAGGAGTCCTCGGTCTCATTGTGGAACACATAGGGATCGGGAGTCCCGCAGAAGGGGCAGAGCTTGAGGTCGCTCATGCCTGCACCCTCCTGTGGGTCGCGGTGTAGAACATGATGGCCTGACTCCTACTGGCACCGCTGGAGAGGACGCTCTCGCAGGAGGGACAGTTGCACGTCCATCCGAGGGGGGTGGCGTGCAGAGTGTAGCCGTCCGCTCCGCAGACGGGACAGGGAGTCCACTCAGTCATTCTCCCACCACCATGTGAGGGAGCGCCTGAGCGTCCACGTGATTGTTCCGCCACTTCTTGGCGTAGCGGATCGCCTCGGCCTCGGTGTCGAAGTAGCTGTCCCATTCGTGTCCGATGTGCTCGTCGTCGCCCTGCTCGTAGCAGTGGACCCTCCATCCGTTCTGTACCAGCTCGGGCTCGGCCTCCTCGTCCTGGTCGAATCTGATGTAGGAGCGGTCCCTCCCGCAGTTGGGGCATCTGCCCTCGACCCTTACACCGAGGGCCACCCTCGAGAGGTGGACGGGGTACTCGCCCCCGCAGTCGGGACAGATTGCGAGGGAGCTCACTCCGATCCCTCCTTGAGCTTGGTAAGGGTGTAGGTCTTGGGGCCGTTGCCCGGCTCGGTGCAGTCGGCGATGACCTGGTCGGGGTTGGTGTGGCCGGAGAGCTTGAGGTACTTGGCGAGGTCGGTCTTGGTCAATTTGACCTCCCTGCTCATGGGGTACCATTCGCAGTAGCCGTCGAAGGCGTCGGGGTGGGTCTGGGCCAGCTTGGTCTCGCTGATCCCGGCCGCGGGGGCCTTCTCCGTGAAGCGGTATCCCCCGTAGACCTTGATCCCGGCGGAGAGCGCGGCCTTGATGGCCTCGTCCCTCTGGGCCGTCAGGACCTCCATCTGGACCTTGAGCCTGTCGATCTCTCCCTGGAGACGGACGGCCTCCTCCTGCGGGGAGAGTCCGGCCTCCAAGGTCTCGGCGGTATCGGAGAGGAGTCTCATTCGCTCGCCCTCCCTGCCATCGTGACGGCCTTGAATGCGGCCTTGACCTGGTCGTCTGTCCAGGAGTCGATGTCGTCCCCGTACTCCTGGGCGCATCTCTTGACCACGGGACGGAGCAGGGCGGTGTTGTTGGCCTTGCAGATGACGTCCACCATGGTCTCCCGGGGGCGGTCGGTCACGGTCTCGGTCTTGGGGATCTCCTTCTTCGATCCTCCGAAGAACGGGTCGGCCTTGGCCTTCTGCTCGGCCACCCTGCGCTGGGCCTCCTTCTCCGCCCTGACCTCGTCCTCGGTGTTGTCCGTGTCGTCCTTGCTGGACTCGGAGATGTTGAATTCCTCCTTGTAGAAGGCCTTGAGGATGGCGGTGCTGAGCTTGTTCAGGGTCTTGTCGGAGTTGTCCTTCGCCTCGCCGTCGTAGGTCTGGGGTTCGGACCTGTCGGCGGGATCATCGACGTTAATCCATTGGAAGGTCCTGCGGCCGTAGAGGTGGAACCACTTGGAGCTCGAGTATCCGTTGCTGGAGTCCCACGGCTCGCGCATCTGCTCCCATTCGATAGGACCGCGGAGAAGATAGAGTCCGACCCTGTTCATCGCGTCCTCCACGATGGGTTTCATCTGGTCCACGGGGAGGTATGAAAACTTGAGACCCTCTCCCTTGACCTTGGTAAAGGTGGCCTCGGCGACCAGGATCTTCATCTCGGAGATCCTCTGGTAGACGTTGCGTCCGGGCTCGATGGGCTTGGATGCGACCATTCAGGCCACCTCCTCGGTATGTGTGTGTATATGTGTATATGCTCCCCCCTCTCCGTAGATCTCCGCGGAGAGTTTCTCGATGCTGATGAGGGCGATGGTGGTGCTTCCCCCGGCATAGATGTTCCAATCCGCATAGCGGACCTGCGCCCACAGGGTGCGGAGCGCATCCTTGGAGGACGCGATCCCGTGTCCTCTCATGATGTCATAGAATCTGTCCCTCGTCAGGCGGAAGGGGGTGCTCTCGTGCTGGATGTCCTGATAGAGGGCATCGCGCGCAGTTTCAAATTTAATTCTGCTGGGCATTGTGTCATACTCCAGCAGGACGTGCAGAAGGGCTGTTACATTTTGGGCAAAATGTAACTTCCCAATCATTAGGTCCTGCTGAGTATGTATCTCCCTATCTGATATATATAAACTATCATAGATAGCGGTTCGCCAGGGAATTGATGGTGGACTTCTTCTTGCGCTCGTCAGGTCTGATGTAGCACTCCAGAGTGACCCGGGGATCCGCGTGGCGCATCAGCCTCCTCGTGAGGTCTATGTCGCCGTCGGAGATCTCGTACACCGAGGTCCCGAAGAACCGCCGAAGGGAGTGGGTCGTGAGAGTCACTCCCGTCCTCCTTCCGAGGCGGGCTATCATCCTCGAGACGTTCTCCGCCATGAACGTCCTCTTGCTGAGGCCTCCGTGCTGTTTTCCGTCGGGGATGATGATGAGGTAATCGTCTACCGGGATCTGCGTCCTCCGCCAGCCGAGATAGCGGTCGATCTCCTCCCGCACCCCTTCCGGCATCGGCTGGGGAGCGACCAATCCGCTCGCTCCGTGCCCCTTACCGTGGATGATGATGGAGTCCTCCCGGATGTCCCCGAGCCTGATGTCGAGCATCTCCTGCCTCCTCAGTCCCATCATCCCGCCGAGGACGAGGATGATCCTCTCCCACGGTTTCGCGGCTCTCAGCAGGCGGGTATATTCGGTGCCGTCGATGAAGATCCTGCGCTTCTCCAGCTGGCGGTTCCAGAGTATGTCCATCGTGGCCATCACGGACCGCCCAGTCTCGTGCTGGATGTACCTATCCAGCATCTGCACCTTGCTCCTGACGGTCGGCTCCGATCCCGACAGGACTCTCAGCAGATGCCGGAATTCGGCCTCGCCGATGTCCTCGGGTTCCGTCGGCATCCCTGCCTTCTCCAGCTCTCTGAGGCATTGGCCTATCTTGACCTCGTAGTCCTCCAGAGTGAGCGGTCTGCGTCCGTGTGCCTTTTGATTCTCGATGTATTGGTATAATCTTGGGTTCATTCAGTTGTCCTCCGTTTCGGACGGAGGGCCTGCCATGGGGGGTGTATACATATACACACACATACACACACGGCACGGTTGCAAAACCCTCATATAAATACGGCTGAGTAGATATTCAGCTAAGAGGGTTCCTGGGTCCTGCTGATTCGGACCCTCTCACGTCCTGATCCCATCCAGATTAAGGCGTTTTGGCGGGCGGGTGTGTCCCCGCCCTCCTCCCCTTTTTTCAGAGCTCGCTCCTGTACTCCTCCACCTCCTGCTCGAAGACCTCGGCGAGCATCCTGCGGACTTCCGGCTCTCCGTACTTGTCGCGGAGATCCCGGAGCTCGTCGCCCGTGAGAGCCCAGAGGTAGAAGTCCTCGGGATCTGCGAGCTCCTCGTCCGACCAGTCGGACAGAGCCTGCTGGCCGAACATGGCGGCCCTGAGCGTGTCGTACTCCTCGGGAGTCATTCCTCCACCTCCCATCCGAGGTCCTTGCGGAGGGCCAGGAGCAGGTCCTCCTTGGGGACCTTGGTCGTTATCTCGGAGGAGTCGTCCTTGATGTTGATGACGATTTCGGAGTTGAAGCGCTCTTCCTTCATGAAGATGGTGGCGGTCATTCGTCCACCTCCTTGTGCGCGTTGTTCTTCTTGACAATCTGGGCGAGGACGTCGTTCTGTGCGTTCTCGCAGTCGAAGATGAGCTCCTCCAGGTTCTCCACGATCCCGGCGAAGTCGGGATCGTATGCGACCAGGCCCTTGGCCTTGATGATTGCGTTCACGGCCTCGCGGAGATAGATGTGTGCTCCGTAGAGGTTGATCTGGGTCGCGTGCTCTTCCTGGGACCATGCGGTCCTGTCTGTCTTGGTGGTCATTTTCTTTTCCTCCTTGGGCGGTGGTGTTCCGCTCTTGTTATATCTTCATCAGCATTCTGCTATATAATATTGTTGCTAAATTAGCATCAATTAATTAAGTAAATACTGTGGGTTTTTGTCCTTTTAGCGTATAATTATTTATACGCTTAATCCGTCGGGTAATTATGGACATTAAAACCATGCTTGCGTGCGGCGAGCTGATCCTCGCCGTCGGGGACGATCCCGGGCGGACCGTCCGGCACTACACCACCGCCGGGGAGAGCGGCTCCGTCAATTCGACCGCGCTCAGAAAACTCAGGCTCCTGATCTCCGAGGGTTATCTCGTCGGGTCGCCGGGATCGTATCGCGGGAGGCCTACCCTTTGCCTGACGCTCACGGCGAAGGGGCAGGGGGCCTATGGTCTCCTGCGTGCTCTCCGGGAGCTGGTATCGTGACCGCCCCCTGTCCCTTCTGCGGTGCCTCTCCCTATGTGGAGCAGTCCCGCGCCTGCTATCGCGTCCGTTGCTCCTGCGGGTACTTCAGCCCGTCCGCTCCCTCGGAGGAGGTTGCGTGGCGTGCGTGGGACGATTTCGTCCGTGCTCTGGAGAAGGCCAGGGCCTCCCTCCTGCCGTGCCCGTTCTGCGGGTGCTCCGTGTCCCTCGATATTAGTGTATATGGGGGTAGCGGTGGCGAGGACCTGTTCCAGGTCGTCCATCCCGAGAACGATTGCATCCTGTCGGAGGTCGTGTCCTGGTCGTCCACCCTGGACGAGGTCGTGCCTGCATGGAACTCTCGCGTGAAGGAGGGGGGATCGTGACCCTCCCCTGTCCCGATTGCGGGGAGCCCCGCCCCCTCGCCGTCCTCTATCACGACGGCGTGCGCCTGGAGTGCCCTCGGTGCGGGCTCTTCGGCCCCCTGGCGCCGACGATCCTGGAGGCGGGTGCCGAATGGGACCGTATGGTGTCCCATCTGCGGGCGGTGGCCCCGTGACCGACGAGCCCCCATGCGCCTCCTGTGCGTATTATGATGATGAGCGCGGGTTCTGCTTCTTCTACGGTCGCCCTGTCCTCCTGGGGGAGGACGATGCCTGCACCCATTACGAGCCGTGATAGGTGCCCGTCGCTCGGTAGCGGGCCGAGTTGAACGCGCGCAGAGTCCGCGCCTGCGCCTCTCCGACGGGTTGTTTTTGATAAAAGGTAGGTGGGGATAGCCCCCACCGAGATAATCGGTTTTAGGCGGGTTCCTGGGGCACTTCTGCGGGTGCCTCGGGTTCCGCGACCTGGTGCGCCTTCTCCCAATCTGCGAGCATCTGCATGTATCTCTCGCGCTGATAATCCAACTGCGAGAGGGCGCTTATGATGCGGGAGTATTCCTGCATCCCTGCCTCGTCTGCTTCGTATCTCATTCCTGGGCCTCCTGCTGTTTGCGTGCGGTGTACTTCTCCTGGTTGAACGTGGCGATCCTGCGGAGGATGGTGGGGACCTCCTCGTCCGCGGGTGCGCTGGCGTCGGGGACCTGGACCTCGGATATGTCGAAGTCCTGGGGCTCGGGATCGCCCACGGGGCAGTCCTCGCAGAGTGCGTATGCTCCCCCTGCCCAGGACGGGTTCGTGAGCGGTGCGCCCGTGGTCCATTCTATGCCGTCTATACCGTCAGTCTCTGTTACGGTCTCGCCTGTGTTGCGTATTAGTGCTTTCATTGGTTACCACTTGCTATATTTACGAGTTTATACGTTCCGTCGGCGTTCCTTATGTTGACGTATAAGGTCGCGCCATTATCTACGCGCCTCTGCAACATGAAGGACGCCAATACTACGCCGTTGGTATCGCCCATTGTAAAAAGCGTTACGTTCTGAGGTCCTGTTACAGGGTTGTCGATGTTGATGCCTGCGTGGTTGACTGTCAGCGAGGGGGTCCCGCTGGTCTGTCTGAACGTAAGGGTTCCTGTCTTGGTCTGGTTCCCCGTGGTTCTAACCATCGGTGTGTAGCCGTCGAGGGTGGCGAGGGTCGCCACCGCGTTGCTCGGCGCATTGGATGCAGGCGAGGGGACCAATACGGCGTTGCCCCAGGTGGGCTGATTCAAATGCAATTCGATATTGGAGGATATACTCGCCCCTTGGTCGTCCTTCCCCATCTGGGTTATGTAGAAGGTGTTATGCCCTCCGTTGCGGAGATATGTGCGGAGCACGGCGACCCTGTTCGTGAGGTCGGTTATCTCCCCCTTGGCGAACATGGTTATCCTTACTCCAGCGTTGTTCGGGGCGCTATAATCCAGGATACTATTCTGGAGGTTGGTGGCCGCCTCTATTGCCGAGGAGACTTGCAGGCGCTGTGTGAAGGTCTTGGTCCCGCCTATATCCTCGTTGCCCGCCAGGTGCACCGCCGCGTTGTCGTTGGCCTTGGCCCCCAGGAGGGTGTCGGTCTCCGTCTTGGTGTATGTAGTGGCCTGGTCGGCCTTCAATGCGAGCAGGGCGTCCGTCTCCGTCTTGGTGTACGTCGTCGCCTTGTCCGCTTTCAATGCCAGGGCGGTGTCTATCTCCGCCTTCGTGTAGGTGTTGGCTATGGCCTGCGCGTTGGCCTGCTCCGCGGCCTCTGCCCTCGCCTGCTCGGTGTCGATCCTCCCGCCCAGGGCGGTGTCGGCGTCGGCGCGTGCGGTGGCCTCCGCCCCTATCTGCGCGGTGGCCCATCCGTAATTAATCACGGTGTACTCGGTGGGGTCGAACAGGGTGGGCATCCTGGAATAAAGGACGCTGTCGATGCTATACATGGGGATGTCGCCCGTGGCCTGGCCCAGGGTGAGCATCTTCTGGGTCGACCTCTTTACCCCGTAAACCTTGGTTGCGTTGCTTGTTATGCCCTCGGTATGCTTGTCGAGCTTCCCATCCTGGAGGGCGGATATGTCCGCCTGCATGGCGGTGTCCGCGGTCTCCCTGGCGGTGGCCTCGTCTGCTATGTCCTGGGCCAGCTCTCCCTCGGCCTCGGTGGCCCTGGCTATCTCCTCCTGGAGGAGGGCCTTGGTCTCGTCGTCAATGTCGGCGGTCCAGGCGGTGCCGTCCCATCTGTATATGGTGCTGTCGGCGGTGCAGTAAACTATCTTATGATAGCTGACCCCAGGGTCGGCGGTGGGGACCGCGTCCACCTCCTCCAGGCCGTCCGCGTAGTGGTGGGCCTGTTGCATCTGGTTTAATCTCTCTGCGTTTATTAGGGTGCCCTGCTGGCTGGTCGTCTCGTCCTGCCATGCGACGGGCGTATATTCCTGTGTCATTGTGTGGCCTCCTTTATGTCGGTCTGGATTATGTCGTCGATGATTGCCGGTATTTCCTTCTCGAAGGGGATGGAGATAAAATGGTCCCGGGCGGTCGGTTTGTTGGGGTGGTTCAGTTTGCGTTCGTGCTGATAGTGCGCGTACACCATGCGGTTCTCTACGGTGAGCGATACTTCGCCGTGCCCGTATGCGTCAATCGAGGCGACATGGTACTGCGTGGCCCTCATGAGGAGGCCGGTGTCCACGGGGGTCAATACGGCCGCCCTCGTCTCGATCTTCCCGCCGTGGTTGGCGAGGATGCGTGCGACATTCTCGGGGTGGTTGCGGACCATCCTCTCGATGGATTCCCGGGCGGTCTCGAAGTCGGAGCTCATGCGATACGCACCGCCTGGTGGGTCGCTCTGCCTAAAAAGTCGGTGGCCGTGATTACCTCGCGGATAATCGCGCCCTGCTGATACGGGGCGGGAAGGTCCACCATGTCATACGCCCCGACCTCGCAATTGGCGGGGAGGATGAGGTTCACGGTGCTGTTGGTTATGTAGTCGCCCGCCTCATTAAAGCCCCTCTCCGTCCTTATGGCGATCCTGCAGGGCCAAGCGGTCCCCCGGGAGTATATGGGCTGTCCCGTGGGGTCTGCTCCGCCGTATCTGTACACCGTGCAGGTCTGCCTCATGGTGTTCTTCAATACCTCGGCCAGGGGGCTTAATTCCATCTGCCCACCTTCCCGCTCCTAATGTGACGGAAGGTCTGGCCCCTGGCGGTGGCCTGGGCCTTGATGGCCTCGACGGCCATATCCTTGGCGAGGTCGCACATGCTCCTTACGTCGGTCGCCATTGATAAATCAGGCATGCTGATACTTGAGGGCTTGATGCCGGCGAGGTCCAGGTGCTGGCGGAGAAAGAATACGGCCATTAGGACCACGGCGCTCTCGGGGGCCTCGGTGGAATATGCGGAGGCCCTGGCCCTGCACCAATCTTCGGCGAGCTCTACGGCGTCGTTCAATACGTCGTTGGCGACTACGTCCTCGGAGAGCCCGAGGAGGAGGCGGGTCTTGGTTGCGATGCTCATGGCTTGACCCCCTTGTGTCCGGGGCCGTCCAGGGGCGTGAACCTGTGGAGGGCTCCGTCCCAGGAAGGGGCATCGAGCCACCCCCGGCTCTGGTTGTCGTATGCTCCCGTACCTACGGCCTGCGGTATGTCAAGCCAGCGCCTCTCGCTGTCGCTTATGCGGTCGCGGTCTATTACGGCCTGCGCAAGGAGTGCCTTATACTCGCCTGTGACGGCCTTGGCGTTTGTGTGGGTGTTGAGGATCATCTTATCCGCCGGGGATGGTTTGGGGGGTCTCCGCCCCCCGCGGTGTTCATGCGTTGACTACCTTGACGACCGCGCCCTTGTTGTCGTCCTTCTTGCCCTCGATGGGGGCGACAACATCGAACCTGCTGATTGCCACGGGCTGCTCTGCGAACTTCGTTACATTATCGAAGCTGTCCAGGGTCATGTCCTGGCGGAGGATGATGTGGGGGGCGTGGCTCTTGTCGACGACCAGGGCTCCGACATTGGTTGCGGTTCCCCAATCGATGCCATTGGAGCCGTCGACGCCGAGGTCGAGGCCTGCGAAGCGGAGGAGGTTGGCGTTCTCGCCGATTCCCTGGGCCCTGTCATTGTAGGCGGGGACGGCCATGCTGTTGAGTGCGTATGCCTCGAACATGGGGGCGATGAGTGCGCCGGTCGCGCGGAAGCCATTTTTACCAATCTGGCCCCTGGCGAGGTTCAGTCCCTTGAGGGCGTCGGCGGTGGCGGCGCTGGTGGCGGTTCCGTATGCGTTGGCCAGGCAGACGTCGACGGCCTTCTGGTCGAGGGCGATCTCGAGGGCGGCTCCCATCTCGCGGATGGCGGCCGCCTTGATGTCGACGGATGCGTCGGCGAGGATTCCCTTGTCCAGGGTGCACATGAGCTTGTACTCCTGGGGGATTGCGAGGGCCTTTCCGATTCCCTCGGCGAGGTCGACGGCGTCGGCGTTGGGGGCGACGGATTTGGCGGCCTTCCTGGAAGTGAAGAAGGGGACCTGCTGTGCTCCTGCGTCGGTCCTCCATACCTCGAGGACGTTCCTTGCGGAAACGTAAGGCATCGCGCCCTCCATGATGGAGTCCGAGACCAAAATGGGCACAAGGCCCGCCCCGAGGATAGTTGAACCGTTGGGGTTGGTGGGGGAGAGGAAGTCGGCCCTCTTGAAAGCGGAGAACTCGAGGGCTCCCCTTCCGTTGGCCTTCATTCCGACCAGGTTCTCGGGCATGCGTGCCATGATCTTCTCGGTCATTTCTGCGGAGAAGTCGAGCGATCCGTTGACCTTCTCTGCGGACATGATGGTCTTGAGGAGGTCACTGGGGCTGGCCTTCTCATACATTCCGACGGGCATTACATCCCCTGCGAAGTCGCAGGGCTTGCTGACGTATTTTCCGGTTTCCATGTTACTCTCTCCTTCAAGCGGTGGTGTTCATTCCCTGGGAGATTACGACGAGGCCGGTGGCTCCGCCTGCGATGGGCTCCAGGGCAATTCCGAGGATGGCGCCGGTAGTGGCGGCGACGACCCCTCCGAGGGTTCCTGCGGTGACTGCGGCTCCTGCGGTAATAGCGACGGATGCGTCGCCGTTGGCGCACCTGGCTACTCCTGCGACCCTAATGGCTCCCTCGCTTCCTGCGGGAATGTCGTAAAGGGCGACCCCTATGATTTTCTGGGTGGAGGCGGTCGCGGGTGCGACGGTTCCGTTGCTGTTGATTTGCACCGCCTGTCCGCCGAGGATGTTGGCGGAGGCGGTCTTGGTGACTTCGGTTCCGAAGGCCCCGTGCATGGTGTCGGGGATTTCGGGGAAGGCGGTAATTCCTGCCATGATTATCTACTCCTGTTATTGCGCCTCAATAGAGAGCGGTCCTGCCGTTCCCGTAAAAGGTGAGGGTCTGGCGCTCGGCCCCCTCCTTCTTGTCTGCTCCCGCCTTGCCTTTCAGCCCTGCGGGTTTACTGTACTGTGCGACCTCGTTCTGGATGGAGGCGAGCTTCTCGTCGATGGATTTCTCGAACTGCGCGAGGGCGTCGTTCATGGCCTTAGAGTACTCCTCGGCCACGGTGGGATAGCCCCACGCCTGCATGCACCCCTCAAGGCGTCCGAGGGCGCGGACCCTGTCCTCTCCCTCTGCCTCGCGGATGCCTTCGATAATCTCCTTGGTGTCGGGGATGATCCCGGCGACGAAGCCTGCCAGCATGTCCAGGAGGTCGTTGTTGTCCTTGGGGGCCTCGGTGGTCTCGGTCTCCTCGGTCTTGGTCTCGACCTCGGTGGTCTCCTGCTTGGGTTCTTCTTCAGCCATGTCGTTGTCCTCCTGTGCCGAATATGCCGGGAGCCTGCATGTCTCGCACGCCCCGTCCTCTACCAATGCGAGCCCCGTGAAGGTTACGTCCTGGACGATCCCATCCCTGTCTATGTCCACGATGGTCTCCGCGCTGACGTCCTTGATGCCTCCGGCCTCGCGGGCCATTTGCACCAGGGACGCGCAGGCTCTGCTGGCGTCGGTCTGGTTGTGTAAAAATACGTCGGCTATGACGGCGTATTCGGTGGGAGAGTAAGTGGGATTCAATACGGCGCCGACCTTCTCGGTGACGCTCCGCGGGGTCCCTCCCGCGTGCCTGGTCCAGACGGCATTATCGGCCCATTGGGTCGCGCATGCCTGGAGTACTTCGGGCGAGAATGTAGTCTTAATCCCGTGCATGTCGGTCCAGGTGCCCGCGGCCATGATAATCACGCCGTGGATCATTAGGCCCCCGTCCTCGGTGGCCTCATACGAGGACATGGTCCCCGCGCTGTTGTAATAGCCCTTATGCTGTGTCATATCGTGATTGCCTCCATATCGGGGAAGTGGGGGAGCCTGCAACATCTACAATTAGGATGCCAGGGGAGGGCCATTGGCTCGTTCAATCCGTACACCTTCAGCGCCGTTCCGCTCCCCCCGGTCGCATATCCGAGGCATGTGGTGCAGAGGCGGTCGTCGTCGGTGGGGTAGGACATATAGCCGTCGCACCCTGCCGCTTCATACCTATTCTTGGCTATTACGTCGCAGATTCTCATGGTCTCGGTTCTGACCATCCTCTTGGCGTTCCATTTTACGGTGAGGCCCTCCTTCTCGATGTTGCGGGCGATCTGGTCCGCCCCGAGGCCCTGGAGGTAGCCCTCGGATGCTACGCGGGCGACGTCTTTTAGGAGCTCGTCGGCTACGGTGACGACATTGGTCTCGAGGCCGATTCCCAGGATGGTCGCCTCCTCCTGGGGTATCGGTACGTTGCCGAGCTGGATTCCTGCGTGGAGGTTGTTGAAGATTTTGTCCGTGTTCTTCACGGCGGCGTCGATGGTGTCCGCGGTCCATTCGCGGGCTATGACGGTGAGGTCCTCTATCATGGCATCATGGAAGCGCTGGAGCTTCCCTGCGCGGTCGGTGTCAATCTTTACGCTGACCCCTTCTTCAATGCCCGAGGCGGTCCTCGCCATTATCTCCGCGTATGTGTCGATTACTGCGTCCATCCTCTCGATGGTCCGGCGTTCTATCCTGCGGGTGCCCGAGGGGTCCCTGCGGTTCACGGGGCTCCTGCTCATTGGGGCGCCTCCTGTGCGGGAGGATCGGCAGGGGCGCCTTGAATGTCCGCGATATGGCGGGCGACCCTCTGCATCAGCATGTCCTGGAGCTTGTCGGTGTCGTACTCGCCCGCCTTGGGGTGCTTGCCCCATAATTCGGCCTGCTCCTCTACGGAGAGGAGATACTCGGGGTCCGTGGGGTCCAGGGTCGTGATAATCTGGAGGAGCTGTGCCTTCTTCAGCTGTGCCTCGGGGTCGGGGTTGTTGAAGAAGATTTGGATGGCCCCGCGCTTAATACCGAGGTCGGGGAGGACGTACTTCTCGATATATTGGGCCTGGATCGTGTGGGATATAATCGCCTGCTCGGCGGAGATTCTGTTGTAATACTTCGCCTGGGTGACCTTGGCGGTGGCCTCGCTGTTGTCGGCCAGGCCGACCATACTGCGGGGGACCTGCATGGCTACGGCTACGGCCTGGAGGGCCATTTCCGCGTATGTCTGGACCTGGGTTACTCCCTGGGCGTTCAATGTGTTTATCTTGGCTCCGAGGCCCGTGCTGATTACGGAGCCGGGGCCGAGGTCCGCGACCTCTCCCGATAATGCGCCCGCGGGGGAGAGGCCGTCGTCGTCGAACTCTATGTCGTAAGTGGGGTAGCCCATGCGGAGGACCATTTCTACATTCGCTTTGCGTATGTCCTCATAATTTACGATTGCGGAGTACGCCTGGGCGAGCTGGCTCCTGCCTATGCCGGGCGTGGTGGCGCTCGGGCGGAGGGCCAGGGTGACCACCTGGGCGGGGGTCCATTCCGCGAGTACGGTGTCGTTGGCCCCCTTCTGTCTGAAACCGTCGAGCCAGCCGTCCTCGTCGTATGCGGGGAATATGTTAAGGGTGGCGTGGGGGACCAGGACGTGCCTGGTGCCCTGCTGGCCGACCTCTGCGATCCCGAAACCGAATATTTTTGATTCGGTCGCCATTTGCTTGACCGCCTGCTCGAAGGCTACGGCCTCCAAATACTCGCGGACCCTGGCGACCTCGTCGGGGTTCTCGCCGTTGATGGCCCACCCCTGTGCGAAGAGGTCGTCCGTCTCGGTGTCGATGATGGCGCCGGCTATGGTCGCCTCATACACTTCTAAAAATGCCTCGTGCTGGCGGAGCTCCTGGAGCTCGGTGTACTTGTCGGCAGTCGCCCGCTTCTTGTCGGAGACGCGGATAGTGGCCCCCTTTACTCCCTTCGCGGGAGCTTCGTAAACGGTGGGCTTGTTGAATAGCGAGGGCCACTTCATGTAGTAGTTTTAGCCCTGGCAATTTAAAAGGAGGGGTTTATGTCAATTTGCGCCCAATTAGGATTATCCCCGCCGTGAGGATCGTCGCCCCGAGCCCTAAATATAGGAGGTCATGGTTGGGCGGTGCCGGGGTCGGCTCCTGCGGTGGCTGTGTGCTCGATACGCGGAGGGTGGCGTCCTATTCTATCGGGCGATCCTTCGGCCATTCGTAGCCCGTGCAAATGTCGAGCCAATGTTGGGCGGAGGGGTACTCGTCCCCCAATATGTCCGCGAGGGTCGTCCCCGCCATTACGCTCTCCGATTTCCAAAGGGCGCCCGATTCGTGATATAGCCAAACCGTGACGGTCCCCTCTGCGGTGCTCTCGCCCGCTCCTGCGGTCGCCGTCGCCCCGATCAATACGAGAAGGATTACGGCGGTCAGTCCTGCCTTCATGGTCGGATAGACCGCCGTTGTGGGTTTTATGCGTTGCGGAGCCTAATGTCGACGTGGATGTTCTGATTATCGAGGACATACTTCGGGGGGTCGATACAGGCCACTATGTTCTGATTGATTGACCCCGGGGTGGGCGAGGTGTTAATCTGGGCGAGGACCGTGGTAATGGGGGAGGGGCTGGTCCAGGTGCCTCCGTCCGCGGGGAATACGGCCAGGAGGTGCAAATATCCCGCCTCGTCGGTTACTGTGCGGAGATAATTGGCGTTGGTCTGGCCTGCGACCGTTCCGTCGGCCCTCATTATGATGATGGAGGCCAGCTCCTTGAAAGTATATCCCGGCCAGACCTGGTTGTCGTGCTCGTCGTCGGCCTTCCCGAATATGTACACGGTCTTGGGGAGGAGGGTGGCGTCGTTGGCGACCGTTCCCTCTACGAGGCCCATGCTCTGCGCGACCCCGCTCCTGTCCTGCGTGCGGATGTTGTCGAGCTTTACGGTGGTCGCTCCGCCTCCGAGCTCGACCTCGGTGGGGATCGCTACGCCCTGCGCCCGATACTCGGGGACGTCCACCTCAATGGGGAGGCCTCCGATCCCTGCGCCCGCGAGGTCCCATATCCCGGGCCTATATCCCGCCAGGGCGACCGTTCCCTCTATGACATTCGTGTGCAGTTTCTTGATGGCCCCGCCCGCCCTGTGTGCTATCATGTCGTGGGTTCCCAGGGTGTTATCTACGGTTACGCTCGATAATGGCACCTGGAGGGCCTCCGTCAATGCGCCCGCCATTAGGCCGTCGTCGGTCTCCAATGCCAGGGGCAGGCCCGAGGCCAAGGCGTTCTCCGCGATATACGCGACCGTGGCCTTCTCGCTAGCCCAATGGGCGGTTAATTGGTGGGATAGAATTATCTTCTCGCTCTCGGAGGTGGGGTCGGTGCTGATACTCAGCACGGGGGTCTCGTCGGTCGTGTGCTCGGGAAGGAGGGCGATCCTCCCCGCGTCCTGGAGGCTGTCCTTGATTCCGTAACCGCGGGTATCTATCAGCCCGTGGATGGCTGTGAGGTAGTCGGTTGTTATCACGGTGTAAAATGTTACCATCCCGAGGTCTGCGGTGCCTATCTCGGGGAGAAGGCCCGCCGCCTCTATCAATTCGCGGACAATGTCGGCCAGGGGTGCCTTGTCGGCTATGTAGTAGTCCGCGAGGATCCCCGCGCCCGCGTCCTCGGTGCTTATGTATGTCCCCGAGGGCCCTGCGGGTATGCTCGCCTTGGCTATCTGCACCGTGGTGCCGGATATGGTGGCGAGGCTCGGGTCGATGCTGGCGCCCTGGTGCGTGAACACGACCCCGAGCTCGGTCTTGGCGCTCTCGGTGTACTCGCTCCAGGAGGCCCCGTCGGTGCTTCTGTAATAGGTGCCCGAGACGGTCGCGTGGCTGGTGCTCCTGTCCGCGCCCCAGTGGACCTCTGTGACCGCCCTTACATACTGCGCCTGTCCGACGGAGGTGGTCAGCTTGATTCCAATGTAGATATTAGCGGGGTCTCCGATTGTGACGGGAGTATCGAGGGTTATGTCCCTGGTCGCTCCATTGGTCTCTCCTCCAATCGGGCGGGAGACTGTGGATAAGGGCGAGGTGCCTCCTGCCCCCACCGTGCCCGTCCCTGTGGCTCTCTGGATGAATGTGGCACCCTGCTTCTCAAATACATACACCCGGGCCGTGATTACCATTAATAAAATGGCGGTGCCGGTCTGGGGGGTTCCCAGAGTATATCCGCGTATTTCTCCCGATATTTTGGCCTGGATGCGGGTTATAACATCTCCTGCGCTCGGGCCGATCCCGTCGGCGCTCGGCAGGGGGTGTATAATAATGTCGCTGGTGTCCTCGCGGTTCTTTCCCAATGCGGAGAGGGCATTGAGGTTAATGCGGTTTATCGCGTCTATTCCCGTGATTACTCCGAGGGGGACGCCCATTTGGTACACCCAATTATCCCCGCTCTCGTCGCGTGCGGTGGATTGCACGCCCTGTTCCTGGCCTGCGTGGGAGAGATACTGCCCCGTGGTCTGGTATAAATCCATCAGTCTATCGTAGGCCGTGACCGTGATTGTCTCCCCGCTCTCTATCTGATAGATACGCCCGCGGAAGCATGGCACCAGGCTGTTGCTCTCGGCGTCCCTGTATTCGACCGTGAGCTCCATTCCCCTCTCGATGGGGCGGGCGGTGCTGTCGCTCCATTTCTTGAATTGTCCGAGGATGTTGTCGGCCCCTTCTCCGAGCGCGAATTGTACGACCGCCCTGCTCGGTGCCGATCTCGTCAGCCTTACCTTTGGGGTGCCGATTGTGGGGACGCCCTTCAATCCGTCGGCGATTAGATAAGCCCCGTTGGGTGCGTAGATTGCGCACCTCCAGGGGCAGGATGCGTCCGCCGGGAGGGCCGTGGGCGCTACGTCGACGGAGAGGTCGTCGGTGGTTATCTGTTGGGTCAGTAGCTGGACCTGTGTGCGTGTGATACGCCTATATCCGCTCGGGAGCTCCGCAGTGCCTTCGGCCCTGCTCTGCCCCTCAGCCCATTCCATCCAGGGCGGGAGGCCCTTGGTCCCTGCGAGCCCTGTCGTCTGGATCGTGTAGTGGTCGCCTGCGTCGAGGTTCGTGATTGTCATTAGTACCAGGTCCCCGTGTCCACCAGGGTCTCCGCCTGGCGTGCGGTGCTCTCATGCTGGACGTTTATCGTGGTGTTGTGGTTGTTGTTGGTGGTCGCTGAATACATGTAGCCCGCGACGGCTCCCGCGGCCAGGGATGCGCCTCCTACGATTAGGGCGCCCTTCGCGGGGTTCTCTGCTATGCTGGCGAATGTGGAGACGATGGCGGTGGTTTTCAATACGCCGTTTAATGTCTGAAATAGGGTGACTACGCCCTTAATCGCCTGGGCCGTTCCGACCATTAGCTGAATACCGGCGGTTACTTTTTTCATTTTTTCCGCGGTCTCCTCATTTACGAGGCCGAGGGTCTGGACGCTGTTGGTAATGGCGGATAGTCCCGACTGTACGGCCTGCATGGCGGTGAGCGTCTCCACGCTCTTTAATACGGCCTTCGTCTGGTCCTGGTTAAATGCCTGGACCTGGGCGCTGGCCTTGGCGCTCTGCGTGGCGACCTCCTCGGCGGTGCGGTTATACTTCTCGGAGGCCCTCTCGGTCTCCTCTATGTTGCGCTTCGCCTGCGCCATTGGGCGGGAGATTTCGTCCACCGCTCTGAATGTATAAACGACCTCATGCTCTGCCATAAGCTCCGCCTCCCGAGATTAGGCGGAGGCCTTCGCCCCCGTCCGATACTGTGACGTGCCTCTCGATCTCCTGGCCGATCCATACGCCCCCGGCTACGGCGGCCGCCCCTACTGCGAGGGCTCCCGGTCCGTACTTTACGAGGTTCGCTGTGCCCCAGGCGGCCTTCGCGGTGTTATACGCCCGCTTGGCGTTTATGATTCCCTTGAGCACCTGGCTTGTCCCTCCGATAATCTGGAAGGCGGCCGCGGTCTGCTGGAGGGCCTGGCTGTCTATCCCCAGGGTGCGGAGGCTGTGGCTTATGCGGTTGATGCTTCCGGCGAAGGAGTTTAGGTCGCTCACTGCTGTCCCTCCGCTATTGTTACCTGGAGGACATGATACGCAGTCCCTATGCTGGCCCTGTCATATACGACCGATTCGACATAGCCCTTGATGGCGCAGGAGCCGTTCATCCCGATAATCTGGAAGGGCAATTCTGCCCAGAGATAAATGTCGCGGAGGTGCTTCTGCTCGTCGGCGTGTCCCCTCTGGATGCGGACGGTCATGGAGAGATAGCGGACCGCGTTGGAGAGCTTCCTGGCGTATGCCCTGGAGCATCCTTCGGGCTTTATGTCCTGGAGGGTGGCGCTGGCATTGTATACGCCCGTGTCGTCGATGATGATCCCGGCGCCGTCGGTCTCGGTTATCATGTAGGTCTGGGGGAATCCGTCGGCGGTCTCGGTGGCCTTGGCCCCGAGGCATGCGGGCGCCTTGATTGTGGCCCCGTCCAATCTAAAGGGCATCGGGCGGAGGCCCCTTGTCAATACGAGGCCGTCCGTGACCTCGATGGTGGGGGTCGTGTCGTCGGCGATTAGGAGCCCGCCGTCGGCGAGGGTTATCTGCTTGACCTTGACGTCGGTGTCTATCGTGATGGTGTGGCCTTGGTTAATCAGTACGGTGTCGGTCTCTCCCGGGGGGTGTCCCTGGATGGGCCCCCAGGTCGCGTCCTCGCTCCACGGCCCGCTCTTGACGGGTATGTATTGGCTCATTTACTGCCTCCTGCGATTAGGGTTATTGCTATGCCCTGGCCCGCGGTGAGGTCCGCGGTGTCGATTCCCAGGCCCCCCGTCGCCACCAGGATGATGGCAAGCGGGTCCTTGGTGTCGGCCTCGGTGGGGGCCGTCGGGGTTATGAATACGTCCAAGGCCTTCTCCAGCTCCTCGCTCTCGGCCCTCGGCATCTGCGCGAGGATCGTGCGGGCCTCCGCTCCCGATACGGGCGGGATGAAGCAGGCCCCCCGCAATTCATCCACAGGCCAGCGGGATGCGAGGGCCATTAGCTTCTCCTGCTCCTCCGCTGTAAGCGGTGCCCCGCTCTCGCGCTTGGCATTGAGCTGTCCTATCCTCGCCATGTCCTCGGCGGGGAAGCTGGCGGTTATCTCCTTGAATGCCCAATAGGGCAGGCGCCTGATCGTCCGCCCGCCCGCCTGGACCCTGTCCCTGTGTTCGGTCCAGAGGGTCATGTTATCACGCCGTGCTCGATGCGGTGGAGTTGGCGGAGGGTGTACCCACTTGTATGCCCGTGACCCTGTAACGGAGGGTCTCCATCTGCTTGTCCTGGACCAGGGAGTGGTTGTCGCCATCCAGGAGGGGCTGTGCGGTCAGGGTCAGCTGGCGTGCGTATGCGTACTGCCCGGAGCTGAGGGTCAGGGCTATGGTCTCGCTGGCGGGGATTCCCTGGTCCTGTGCCTTCTTGAGCCTTGTGAGGTCTGCCATCCATACGTCCATCGAGAATTCCATCTCCCTCCTGCCCTCCACTATGTTGACGGTGGCGGCTATCTGCTCATTGGGCCAGGGGCTGTCTTCGGCGGCTGTTACCATGCCCTTGACCCTCCCGAGGTTGTTGTTTATCGTCAGCTCGAAATTCTGGGGATATACGGCGGTTCCGTTCACGGTCACGCCGTTGATCCATTGGGCCGCAGGGGTGGCTATATCCTGGAACGCATAGCCGGGGGTTGTGGTGCTCTTAGTGTAACCATACGATGCCATGCAGGTCTCCTGGAATTCCACGATCCCGCCGGGCTGGTCGGCTTTTACCACCAGGCGGTCTGTCTTGCACCCTACGTACTTAATTATGGTCAGGTCGTCGGTGCCGGGAGTCCTCACGGTCAATTCGGTTGATTTGCTCGGGAGTCCTCCCGCCGCCTCTGTGCCTTGTGTCGTTCCCAATGCGTCGCCGAGCACATTGAGGGGGCCGTTGGAGCTCATCACAACCTCCATGATTGCGGTATATCCTGCTTCGTGATTCTGTGGGACCAGGTCGTGGGCACTATACGACCTATTGCCGCTCCTCCATGAGACATACTGCTGGGGGTTGTCGGTGGGCGTGAAGCTCCCGCCGTCCCCCTTGATATATCCGACTGTTAGCTGGTTCGAGGTGGGCTGTCCGTAACTCGATTCACTATAGCGACTTATCTTGCCGATGTCTCCTGCTGTTATGTGGCTCATTGTCTGATTACCTCCGCATTGATGTTTAGGACCACGTCATACCGGGGGCGGGATCTGCGCTCGCTCCTGGATGGCGGGTCGATGGAGAGTGTGTTTATTGTCCCGTTCTCGGTCTCGATGTGGCTTCTCCTGTCCAGCTTCTCCCTGATGAATCCCGCGACGGTGTCCAGGATGGTCAGGTCGTTGCCGATGATGTGCAGGGAGTACACGGGGTTATCGTAGGCCACATCGTAGCGCTGGCGGGGATCGGGCAGACCCCCGGGTTCCTCCGTGAGCGCGAGCGTGACGCGATGGGAGAGTTGGACGGGGACCATCCCCGCGAATATCGAATCGTTGCGGATGATCCTGCCGCAGTGGGCCAGCCCGCATCTCGCACGTCCGCACCAGGCGGAGGTGTCTGAATCCAGAGGCCATTCTGTGCCGATGCCGAGACGCGTCCCCCCGCACACCGAGATCCCGCACCTCGGGGGGATCGCCGACGGGAGCTCGCTGACGATGGCATCTCTGACGGCGAGGATGGAGGTCATAGCTGGCGCACCACCTCGAGCGTGACGTGATAGATATAGGTCGGACCGTGGGCGGTCTTCACGAGGAGATTGCCGTCCGCCATGGGGACGGCGGTGTAGTAGTGCGTCCCGTTGATGTCGGCGGGGATCTGCGTGGTCAGCCAGTCCCGGGCACGGTCGAGCCTGTCCTTGGCCTTCCTCTGGTCGGCGCTGGCGGACTCGATGCTGATGCTGTGGGTCGCCCTGCGTATCGAGGACGTGCTGTGCACTCCTCCGTTCTCCACGACCGCCAGGCACTCGGGAACCTCCGGCGGGATGTAGCGGGCGTAGACGGGTACGTCCGACTGAGCGTCCAAAAAGCCACGGAGGTCGTCCTCTATCATGTACGACCTATCTGCTGACGACCTTAAAAGCGGGAGTAGGGTGCCCGTCCCGGAGGCGGGGCGGGCGGGTTAAGGGGTTTACTCGCGGAGCTCCTTGAGGATGGCTTCCTTGGCGAGTGCCTCGGCCTCCTTCTTGGAGAATCCCGCGTCGACGAACTTGGCGATAAGCTCGTCCTTGTGGGTCATGCCAGTCGCAACAGCCTCTTCAACAACGGCAGTAACAGCCTGAAAGGCGTCCTGCTTGCGCTTCTCCCACTCGGCGGTGCCGAGGGCCTTGAGGATGGTCATGTCGAGGAACCATGCCACGGCGATGGCGATGAAGAAGGTCGCCACGGCGTACTCCTGCCAGACGGCGGGGTCGAGGATCTTCTCTCCGAAGAAGACGACTCCGGCAACAGAGAGTCCTGCGGAGACGAGGACAGCGAAGATGTCCACGATGAGGAACAGGCGGTCGAATTTCTGGACCTTCTGGAGGTCCCATTTCTCTGCCACGGTCAGGGTGCTGAGGTCGGTGGGGTCGCGTCCGCTCTGGACGATCTTGGCCCTCAGCTCGTCGGCGTCGGTCTTCTGCTTCTCGAACTTGGAGATGGCGTTGAGGACCACGTAGAACAGAGCACCGAAGACGGCACACACGATCATGGCGATTGCAGATATTGAAGTGAGCTCAATCATGCTATCGTACCTCATGCCGAAGCTGATCCCGACAGCACACCAGAGCAGAGGATAACCGAGGCCGTACCACCACGGGATGCACACCCTGCCGTTATGCCATTTGGGTAGAATCGACATGTGGGATGCTACTCCGTGGACTCTTAAAAGCGGGAGTAGGGCATCGCCGAATGGAGTCTGCGGGGGTCTGCCCTCGGCTTGAGCTTGACCTTGAGGGGCTTGGGCTTGAGCATCATCTCGGCGACGCCGGAGAGAGCATCCTCCGCGTCGTCGTGCTCCGCACGGCCATCCCTCGTGAACAGGACTATGTGCTTCCACCACTCCGGCCAGAGGTCGGCCCAATGCTCGGGCATGAGGGCGTGTTGCATCAGCCACGGCGCGGCCGTGAGGATGCGTGCCCTCTTGTTCTGTGTCTGGTGGAACCAGCCGACCACGGTCTGCGCTCCCCTGTTCCTCACGAGCTCGGAGACCGCCCTGGCGAATCCCCTCCCTCCGTTGTTGCTCTCGATGGATGCCGATGCGACCCTCAGCCCCCCGTAGTCCCGGGCGAGCTGGTCGGCGACCATCGGCTCGGTGTACTCCATCGGCTCCTGCGTGTAGACCACGTCGAGGATGGCCACGTCGTTGGGCGACTCTGCGAGCACACCGAAGATGATGGAGCAGAGGTAGTCGCTCCCCTCGTCAGCCGTGTCGCAGTAGGCCATGACCTTCTGGAGCGCCGGGATCTCCGAGTAGGTGCGGAACCCCGTATAGAGTCTGCCCTGTACGTCGATAGGCTCCTGCTGGTAGTTGGCCATCACGATGGCCCTGTCCTGCGTGTTCAGGAGCACACGGTAGTCCTCCTCGGAGAGGATGGACGGACAGAGCATCCCCTCGTCCGTCTTCGCACGGTAGAGGACCTCCCGCACGCCGACCCCGATGCTCCTGAAATGCTGGAGGGCGCGTCCCGCCAGATCCCCCTCCGCCCAGCGGGTCATGATGATGACGATCTTCATCCCCTGCTCGCGTCTGGACATGAGGGTGTTGGCGAAGTATTCCCACAGTTGGGTCAGCCTGCGCTCGTTGTACGCCTCCTCCGCGTTCTTGACCAGGTCGTCGATGATGAGAAGGGACGCTCCGAATCCCGTGACGGTTCCTCCCGGGGACGTCGCCAGATACGAGTGCTCCCCGCGACCGCCCTCCAGGCCCCAGAGCTTCATGCTCCCCGATCCCGGCTTGACCTTGGTGTCGGGGAACACGTCCGAGTAGACGGGGACGTCCGCGGAGGCCTTGACCTCCTGGATGGCGTTCCTGACGGTCTTGGCGAATGTCGAGGACAGCTCCTCATTGTACGAGGCCGTGATGACGTGCGCCCCGGGATCGTGTCCGAAGACCCATTCCGTGAACAGGGACGCGGTCCTGCTCTTGCCGTGCCTGGGGGGCATGCACATGACCAGGATGCGGTCGTCCGACTCATAGAAGTCCTGGAGCGTGTCGCACACGTGCCGGAGATACTCGCGGTCGTCCGTGTAGAAGTCCCCGGCCATCAGCTTGCAGTACCACCAGAGCCTTCTGCGGGCGAGCTCGCAGAATGCCCTGCGGTGGATCTCCTCCTCTACCCCTGTCATTCCTTCGCTCCTGCGTTCCACCTGTCTATTGCTTCCGCCTCGGTCTCCGCATGAGGTCCGCATGCCAGGCATCTGGGGCACTCCACTATCCAGGGTTTGTCATAATGCCCTATATGCCAGGTCATTGTCTGGCTGCATCCGCAGAAGGGGCAGGGGAGGGGGTCGGTCATTCCTTCGCCCCCTTGGTCTTCTCATAGAGCGCCAGGAGCTCCTCGGTGTCCATCTGCGTCATCGCGTCGATGTGGACGGTCACGTCCTCCGAGGTCTCCCCCTTGAGCTTGGCGAGGTACTCGGCGGCCCTGGCATCCCCCTTCATGGCCTTGTTGTACATCGCGGCGATGACCGCTCCGTCCATCGTCAGGTTCGCCTTGGGCTTGCCTGTCTGGGGGTCTTTCTCCAGGTCGGCGGCGACCTTGGGGTCTTTTACCTTGCCTTTCTGAATCGGGAGATCCCCGAGCAGGACGGCCCATTCCCTCATACTTCTGCGCTCGGCGTGTTTCTTGGCCGAGGCCTTGCCTCCTTTCCGTTGTATTTCCGTTGACCCCTTGGGGATGGGGCGGAGGTTCTCGGGATGGGGTTCCGGGTGCGGGTTCGCCATTACTCTCCCCCCTCGAGCCATATCTGGAGCTTGGCGGTACACTTGGAGCATAGCTTATACAGCCTCGGCTCCGCCGCTCTCCAAATTAGGATTACGTCGCCCCTCGGGTGTCCTATGATCCTCTGCGAGCAATGGGGGCAGTACCATACCGGGGCGGTCTCCCTCTCGCTCATTCTTCCGCCCTCCTTCTCTTGTACGGGCAGTCCGTGGGGTCGTTGTCGAGGTCGCATATTATCTCCTCGCCATGTACTCCGCCATTGAAGGGACATTCGTCGCAGTAGCTCATTGTCCCACCCCCTTGCAATGCTCGCATAACTGACATGTCCTGCTGTTGCGGTCGGGGACGTGCCCGTGGATTCCATCGCTGTCGAATACGACCGCGCACTCGGGACATCCTCTGCATCTGTGAGGGTCCGCCTGTGGCTCTGTGCCCTTGGCGGGCTTGCGGTAGACGATGAGGTAG